CATCAGGTGAGCTTATTGTTTACAATGCTGGAGATACCATTTTTAGCAATACAATGGAATATACTCCAACATTTACAATGCTTGATGAAACTCTGCAACAAATAGATGCCGATAGACTAGAAGATGAATATGATGTTATAGAGAATGAACAATATAATCCCTTTTATTAATGGGTCAAGTTACAACCAAAGGTACACAAAAAGTTGTTGAATTATTAAGCAAAGTAAATGTTGAAGTTGCCCAACAAGCAAGACCACTTAAACAAGTTGGTATACTTTTACTTAACCAAATAGATACATTTTTTCAAATTAGTGGTAATCCAACTGATGGTGGGAGTTGGCAAAGAAATTCGCTAGTAACAATTGCAAGAAAAGGTAGTTCAAAACCACTTATTGATACTGGAAGATTAAGAGCTAGTTTTACATTTGATTACAAGCCTGGCAAATTAACTGTTGGTACACCTGTACAATATGCAGAATTTCATCAAAATGGTAATCGAGTACCAAGAAGACCAATGTTACCATCTGATAAAGAAGTAGAAAAAGTTACAATTAAACAATACAATTCATATATTGCCAACCTTATTGCTACAAGCTAAACTATAATTATGGCTAAGATTGACTATTTGGCGATAGAAAATAAAATTAAAGAACTTATAGAGGCAAATTCTGATACATCATCATATACTGTTTTAGTTGAACCAGCAGATGAACTAAGAACAGAATATTGCCCTTATGTAGCTATTTATCTTGATAGCTATGAATCACCATCAACAGATGAGCTTATTGGTGGCAGTAGACCTGTAAGAACACAACTTAATATAAATGTATGGTGTTACGATTTTTCATTAGATAATTTAGAAGGTGCATCGGCAAGAGATACAATGTTAGCAAATGTGAAGGAAGTTTTAAAGTCTAATAGAGATTTAGGCGATGAAGTTTTAGTTACAAGATTCACAGGTGGCTCATTTGATAATCAAAAAAATATTGATGGATTAGGTTTCTTCAAAGGTGTATCAATTGGGCTTCAATGCGAGGTTAGAGAATAATGAAAAAAATACAATTTATAGTTAACAATTGGACAATTGTTGGTTTCGGAAAAAGCGAAGCTGGTAAAATATTAGAAGTACCTGATAGTGTTGCAAAATCACTTATTGAAGATGGTATTGCAATCGAGTTAGAAAAAGGTAAAATTACAAAGAAAGTCAAAAAAGAGGTAAATTAATATGGCATATGGCATAGGTGGATATATAAGTCTAAGTAAACAAAGTAGTGGTGGTACTGCTACAACTAACAGAGTATATATTCCATTCAAATCAGAATCACTTACAGAAAATATTGAGCAGTTACAATCAGAAAATATATCAGCTGTTTTTGATAATCCAGATACTTTAACAGGTATAAAAAATATAACAGGAGATATTGTTTTTGAGCCACATCCAATTTATATTGGACATTTTTTAAGAGGTGTTTGTGGACAATCTGCTACAACTTTTACTGCATCAGCAGGTGTGCATGAATTTCTACCAAGACAAGAGGATTTTGACCTTACACTTGCCTTGCCACCTTATACAATAGAAGTTTATAAAAACATAACAAGTGCTTATCAATATGTAGATGCACAAATTCATACACTTGCTATCAATATGACAGCAGGTGGTATTGTAGAATGTACTGCAACTGTTCATGCTAGAACAGCAAATGGTATATCTAAAGCTACTGCTTCTTATATTGATGCAGAGCCATATACTTGGGATACAGTTTCATTGCAAGTAGCTGGTAGTGCAAATGGTGAATTTGAATCTGCAACAGTTACATTAACAAATCCATTAGCTGGTGTTACAACATTAAATGGACAAAAGACTGAAGCAAAATTAAAAAGAGATGGATTTAGAACAGTAACAATTGCGGGAGACCAAAGTTTTGATAATCATGTGCAATACGATAAATTTAGAAGTCAATCAAGACAAAGATTTCTATTTACATTAACAGGTGGTGATATTGGTGGTAGTAAAAATAACAATATAACAATCGATATGCCACAAACAAATTATACAACATTTGGAAATGCTATCGGTGGTCCAGGAAGAATTACTGCATCATATGATGGCAATGGAGAATATGATACATCAAGTAGTTATTCTG